CTTTCAGTTTTAAAAGTTTAAATTTTGCCATTAAAATATCCGATTCATCTTGAACCGGATTCTTAATTGTGTTACGCATTTTGTTGATTACTTCCGGCGGCAATAGACCGGAATATGTGCTTGCCGCAAGCTGTATATCCTCGAACATGAGTTCATCAATGAATCCAAGTTCTTTGGCTTTCTGTGCCGTCATCCACGTTTCTTTGTTCATGAGCGACAACAGTTCTTCCTGCTCTTTCCCGGTTTTCAGCCGGTAAGCGTTTGCGATCGTGTCGTTGGCGTTTTTCAGGATTTCCGCTGTGTGCTCCATTTCTCTGTAATCACCCTCAGCCCACGAGCTCACGTTGTGTATCATCATTTGTGCTGTCGGGGACATCGTCACCTTTTTGCCCGCCATTGCAACGACGCTGGCCGCACTTGCCGCTAACCCGACAACCCTCACCGTCACATTGCCTTTGTACGATTTTAAGGCCGTGTAAATTTCCGAACCGGCGAACACGCTACCGCCGCCGGAGTTGATTTCGACTTCCAAATCTTCACCACCGGCTTTCTCAATCGCCTTGTCAACCATGCCCGGGCTTGTGGCTTCAATGCCGAACCATTCATATATCCAGGCGTCGCTATTCGATACGATCGGACCCTTTATTTTTACCTTCACTTACTCACCTCCTTTACTCGTCCGTTGGCCTGGTATCAAGCCTGCGGATATACTCATCTCCACCCTCGCGCGGTGCCATGTTGAGGATTTCCCTCACCTCGTTAGGATTCATGATCCCACGGTCAACGTATTGCACAAGTTTTAGCTTTGTTTCCATGCTCGCAAAGGTTAGGTTTGAGCTCTCGAATATAATTTCGTTGCCAAACCCCCTTTCTCGCCTTGAAAACAATTTCCGCGTGTACTCTCCGCTCAGCTGGATTACATCAGGCTCGACCGATGCCTCGTAGTAAGATATCCAGTCATTTTCACTGTATTTCCCCTGAACGATCTTGTCGTTTGTGTTGTAAAAACTGTATATCCTCTGTGTGGTCTTGTCCATCTGTGAAGCGTTCGGGACGTAGTCTTTTGGCTCAACCTGTTTCGCTTCCGCTTTTGCATCTGTCGCTGCAGCTCCGACCGTATCGCTCTCGATATTAAGATAGCTGTCGACAAAGTCTTTCGTCTGCTTTTTGATGTCCTCCGGTCTTAGTGACTGGTTAAATTTCAGTAGCCACTTTATGATATTGGAGTTTTTGATTGCCTTGACAATGCCCTGGTCTGTCGTGTTGACGATCTCCATCAGCGGGGTTAGCGCAGGTGCTGGAGAATCCCCGAATATCTCATTGTTGTTGAAGTCTTTCCGTAAGTGTATTACGTCAGTGTACCTAAACGTCACATCCCGGCCAGTTCTCAGCGTGAACTTCAAAAATATTTCGTTCTGGCTGTTTTGCAATGCCTCACATGCCGTGGATGTGATAGGGTATATCTCCATCGGGTACCCGTTTTCATCCCGGTTAATGTACGCAAAGGCATTATTATTGAGCTCTAACTGTGTTGCAATCTTTTCCTGCAGCATCTGCCCCGTCATATAGGGGTTTGGTTCCTCAAGCAAAAACCTGATGTACGGCTCTGGATTGACTTTGATTTCCTTGCCCCCATCAGGTTTTATTGATTCCCGTATATGTTTCCCGACTGTCTTCCCGATTGCCCGAACTTTTGGTCTTATTGCGCTTCGCACAATGTCACTTTGATATAGGTTCCCGTTCCAGGCGTAAAAGCCATCGCCCTCATCCGTAATCATTTTGTACTTTGACACGGTTACGGTCCGATTCCTGAACCTACCGAATAAGCCCAATTTATCACCCCCTTTAGATCATGTTTTTGTAGTCTTCGTAATGTCGTTCTAAACATATGTAGGCATCCAGAAGAGAAGCTACGCCGTCAATTCTTCTACGCTGATTACTCGTTTTTATTAGTGAAATATTGTTATTTTTGTCAACATCAATGGCTGCATTTGAAAGGTTCCATTTTAAGATTGAATTATTATTGTAGTTTATTCTTTTTGCTTCCAGGTCAGCAGCAAAAGTTTTCATTGGTGAGCTCATAGTTTTCTTGCCCTGAATGATCGGTTCTGTGGAATCCTTTCCAAAGTTTTGTTTCAACTCGTCGATGATGTAAACACTGTTCCAGCTATCATATCCGACTTTGTAAACATAAATATCCAACTCATTTTGTACTTCGAGGAACCAATCAGTTACGTCTTTATAATTAATTTTGTTTCCTTCGCTTAACCTTAACAGCCCTTGTTCGTGCCATTTATCGTATGGGATCTTATCTTCCTTCACCCGGGCTTCCAGCAGGTCTGATGGCAGCCAATACATTTGATGCACATACAGCGTTTCATCGCCCGGGACCCTAAATATAATAGTCGCACAGGTTAAATCCGTTGTTTCCGATAAGTCCAATCCACCTATACAATACCGGGGTTTCAATTTTGTAATGTCATATACTTCGGTGTTGTTCAGTTGGTCAAAGGTCAGCCATGCCTCTGTGGATGTTTCACGGATATTAAACTCCTTGCAAACTAGGTTTTTCACCAGTGCAGAATTTTTCTTTGCACGGTCAACCTTTTCTGTTAGCGTTCTCAGGTTTTTGATTGTTCCAAGCCCCGGATTAGCTTTGCACCACATCTTAGGGTCTGCCCACTCTTTACGGTTATCTAGCTCATAGATAAACGCAATCTTGCGTTCGTCTTTATAGCCGTTCTCGTCAAAATAGCCGTTGATGATCATTATGGCTTCGTCGTATATCTCATCGTATATGTCTTCCCGGATCGTCCCGGCTGTGGAGGTCATAAAGTTTAAAGGTTGTTCCCTCGCTGCCACACCGTCGGTGATGATATTATAAAGCGCTCTGCCGTTTTTCCATTGGTGGAACTCGTCCATCAATGAACCGTGAATATTCAGCCCGTCAAGAGTGTCACTATCGCTGGCCAGTGGTTTAAACACACCATCGTTAAACATCTCGCTGTTAAGTTCTGCAACAAGCGTTTTGATTCGCTTCAACAGCGCCGGGGATTTCCGGACCATTCTTCTGGCTTCCTGCCAGATGATTTTTGCTTGGTCCCTTTTGGATGCCACCGCATATATTTCCGGGCCCGGTTCTCCATCACCAACCTGCAGATATAATCCGACTATTGAGGCAAGCAATGACTTCCCGTTTTTCTTCCCGATAATCAAAATTGCTTCCCGGTATTTCCGGTTCCCCTCGATGTCAATAAATCCGAAGATTGTGGCAAACATCGCCTTTTCCCACAACTCCAGAACAACCGGCTTGCCTCCCCATTTCCCTTTCGAGTGTCGGCAGTAATTTTCTGCAAACTCTATAATGTGGTTTGCCCTTGCAGGAGAATAAAAAAACTCACTAGTTTTGTCAGTGAGGTCGTGCATTATTTTTTTATAGGTCCTGTATATCTTATCTCCTACTATTCCCTTTCCAGTCTCTATGTTGTGCCAGTATTCGGATATAGGGTTATAGTCATCAGGGTATTTTCTTAGGCCTTTTTTATCAATAGTAGGTTTGACTTTGCCATAAATGACATCGGAGGTTCTTTTAAGTTCTTCAATCAGTTCGGTTATTGATAAAGTCGTCAAAGCCATCATCCTCCCGCTTGGCTTCGGGCTTTGGCACCAGATTACTTAACTGCTTGATGATGCTCTGATAGTTCTTGTTCATAGTATTGTATAGCCGAGCCACTGGCCTCTCACGTTCATACGGGTCTATCTTCTCTGACTGGGTGAACATCTCATAATAATCATTTTCCATGATGTCCTTTTCCCAGTCCTCGAGAGTAACGCGCATATATGCAGCTCTCTGGATAAGGCCTTCTATGATTGCCTTGTTATCTTTATCTATATTTTTATAGATCCGCTTTAGCCGTCGCTGCTCTTTCTTAATACGTTCATCTTTTGTTAACTCTCTCTTTTTAGCCACATATATCACCTCACTTTTGGGGTAGGGGGGTTACGTACGGAGCCTGTGTATTTTTTGAAGGTTCCCCTCCGGTCCTCTGTAAGCGTTTAGCGACTTTTTAATAAGGGGGGAGTTCAGTACTCTCGGTATAATCCTCCCGCCACATTCCTAACCAGGTCCCCGTTCTCATCAAACATTAATCCTTCTCTTATTACTTCCTCATCGCTGCCGTGGTGTTCTTTATTATGACAGTCCTGACATAGGAGCTCAAGGTGTTCCCAGTTAAGCGTAATACTTGGGTCATTAATATTCTCCGGTGTGAGTACTATCTTATGGTGAACTGTTTTCCCGGCACCCGGACATCTTTCACAGATACCGTGCTGGCTGATAAAGTATGCATCCCTGCAGTCTGTCCAGGCTTTTGATTTGTAAAACCACTCAGCCCATGGTTGAGCCATATCATCACCTACATATAAAAAAGACACCCTTTCGGATGCCTTATCTTTTCCCCGGCTTAAACTTATGCCCGCACTTCATGCAGGTTATCAATACCTTACTGCTCCCGATAAACCCTGTTGTCAGTTTCCAGCCTCGCTTGTTTGCTGACAATGATGTAGAGTAGCACTTTGGGCAGTATGGTGTTCCTTCTTCGTCCATCTTGGCAAGCTTTGCCCGTAGCTCCTCTTGTTCCTGTTTCTTTTCTTCTCTCTTTTCCTTTGCAATCTCCATGCCTTTGTCGGCAATGCCTTTTAACTTATCAAGTGCCATGAATATCCCTCCTTTGTTACATGTATTTCTGCATAAGGAAAGATATTCCTCCTTCTTTTTACACAACCGCTCCCACCCCTGCGTCTGCTGTGTTTTCCCCTCCGGATCCGCCCGGCAACCAAATAATAAAAAGACAGCCGGTAGAAGGGGGATCAAAAATCTACCGACTGCCCCAAACGTTGGCATAGCCTTGGATAATACTATTATAGCATAAGTAAAACGGACAAAACGGACAACTTTTTTAACCAAAAAATCTATCATTCTTTTTACGTGCATAATCAGCTGTATAGTACCCTCCCATCCTGTTTGCCACCTGTTGCCAGGTGAAGCCGTTTACGTATCGGAGGGTCAGTATCTGCCGCATCTCGCTGTCAGGTACTGAAGCAATATAATCTTCAAGCTCTTCCCGCACTTCTATCAGCTTTTCCAATCTGCGGCCAAGCATGGTCTTTAGCCGGCGTATCCTCCTATTGTGCCCCTGGATATCGATACCAGTAATCCGTATAACGTGCTGGGTGTAGGGGAAGGACCGGGAGGATCCGGTCACCGTATCAGATACTGTATCTATAGCGGCTTCCGCATCAGCAATCTGTTTTTTAAGCATCTCTATCTCACTTTTTAAGTGCCGTAACTGCTCTAGCTGCTTCTTACGCACGGTACCAACCCCCTCCCTTTGATGTAGTAACTATTGACCTCCTCTATTCTTCTTCCTGGATGCCTTAGCCATTTTCCGCTTATTCTTGTTTTTCTTGACCTCAGCCTTTTTTCTTTTTTTCCTTTCCCCTGCAGCCCACTTAGAAAGTTTACCACCGCTGGTGAGACTAATATATGCTTCATCTTTCCCGGCTAGCTTCTTCTTGGCTGCAGGTTCCAATTCTTTCGGAACATGTTGATATCCTAAGGATTTTAAAAACTTTTCTTTTCGCTTGTTGCCCATACTAATCAGTTCTTCCATCTTTTCTCCTGATATCAAATGTCCAGTATCAATATTCATCAATGAAACCTCCTCAAAATCGCCTTATCGCTTCACATACTCAGCAGCTGCTATTCAATACCCTCTAACCGCTCCAACAAAGCTTGTGACCTGTCGCCCGCTTCATAAAGCAATATTGCATCACTTATCATCATTGCCCCGAA